TTGTTTTGTGAAAAGAACGTGTGGAACACAAGTTCCTGCGTTGATCCTCCCACAAAGTCGATGGTAGGAAGTGAGTAAGGGCTGTAATCACAATTCATACCTATCACCGCCCTTTCAAATATTATTTTTCAGCGGATTTTGAAGTAGCTTCAACAATTTCCGCATTGTTCAAAACGTCGGCAACCTCTTCGAGAATGGCGATACTACCACTCAGATTTGCCAAATTCGCCTTGCCTTTTACATAGACATTGTTCAGCGCATTCAGCACGAATCCCAGTTGCTGCATAACTTGATCCTTCATATAGTCCTCCTTACAAAGACTTGATTTTTTCTTCCAGTTCGGAGATGCGACGGTAAAGCGTTTGAATCATGTAGGTATTCAAAGAGATAAACTCCCCATACCGCAGACGATAGAAAACGTCATCAATACCGTCTTTGGGATTGACTTCTTGGACAGGAGTAATTGTCAGGCCGGCAAAGTCATTCGTCGTCAAACCACTTTCCAACAATGCACGCTCAACGTCCTGCGCGATAAATCCAGTATGAAGTCTCTTAGACTTTCCAGCTTTTAGCTGATACTGAGCAGGTTTCAGCTTCATAAAGAAATTCTCGTACTTGTCCATTCTGTACTCGATCGCTTGCTTCAATCTCCTATCAGATCCGACCGAGATCTCTTCATCAGCAAACAAACCATTGTTTGTAATGGTAAAACCATGATCCGGTGCCTGCATACGCACACCTTTGTTGGTCGCAATAAAGTAGTATTCATCATCACTTCCGTACATTTTAGCGCCGTAAGTAAAACTCACGCCGTCGCTGCCCCTCGCGCAACAGAATCCACCATAATCACTGCCAAGAGTGATCAAATCGGCGTCAATCTGACCTGCACGAATATAGTTTGCATTGATATACAGCTTGTGCGTCGAAGAATCACTAAAAACGCCAAACTTTGTACCGCCATTTGTCAAAACATTAAAAACGTTTCGCTCATTGACGGTCGCATCGCTTCCGTCCATACCATCCTGGCCGTCTTTACCATTCTGGCCGTCTTCACCGCGAATCTTAATCGCCGAAGTCCAGGTCACTCCGCCATCGTAGGTATAAGAAGCATAGAGATCTCCGTCATTGATAGACTTGTGCCAACTGGTACTTCCCCTGGACGGATACGAGTTGTATGACCCGGTAGGAGGTGAGGCGGCAATACTGCAATACAACACCAAGCACGGGCTGTTGCCGCTGCCC